TATGGAGCTGGCGGCGTGAAGGGGCACGAGCGTCTTGTCTGCATGGACCCCGGCCTGAAGACCGGGCTAGCGCTCCTGGAGCGGTACGGAGACCAGGTCACCCGGGTCTTGTCGACCGAGGTCGACGAGCACGAGGTCGCGCCGTGGATCCGGATGGTCATGCACGACTGGCAGGACCTCGAGATGGACGACATCGTCGTCACCTGTGTCTACGAGACGTTCACGATCACGATGGAGACCGCGAAGCTCTCGCAGGCGCCTTGGTCGCTCGAGATGATCGGCGTCTTCAAGCAGGTACTCCGCGACTACAACTACCCGCTCGAGCTGATCTACGGCCAGCAGCCGAGCGCCGCGAAGAATGTCGTCGACAACAAGAAACTGCAGCGACTCGAGCTGTGGCACGTCGGCGGAGCCGGGCACGCGAACGACGCGATCCGTCACGGCGTCCTCAACCTGATCAACCGAGGCTGGCGCGATCCCCGGCTGATCAAGCCGTAACGACCACAACGAGAGATGGTGTGAGATGGCAAAGACGATGACCGGCGGATTCTTCAACCTCAGGTACGGCCGCCCTCCCGGGACGGTCAAGTCCGAGGTGACCCGCCTGCTCAAGAAGCACGACATGGACTTCCTCGACGTCTGCGAGGCCGCTGACTACTTCAAGGTCCTCCGCGAGATCAAGGACTACAAGTACTTCGCGACCAACGCGTATCGAGGTGGTACTGAGTCCGGGATCCTCGTCCACCGTGACCACAAGGCCACCGACCCGGTCTACGGCTCGTACGGCGACGGCTGGGTGACGCTCCGCGGCGGCAAGCACTCGCCTGTGACCTTCCCCCGTGTCACGATCGACGGCTGGCTTCGCTCGGGGTCGATCCACATGCCGACTCCGACTACCTGGGTCAACGGCAGGCTGCACGCGCCGCCCGAGCGCGAGGACGACTACCTTGTCAGTGCGCACCGGATCCGTCGCTACCTGAGCATCAACGACGGCCTGACTCGCCAGGTTGCGGGCGACTGGAACGAGCCGCCGACGACCATGGGCGAGTGGTCGCCAGGCTGGATCGCGAAGAACACCGGGTCGAAGCTGGACTACCCGAAGTCGTTCAAGGGCCACGGCCACATCGACTACACCATCACTCGACGAGGTGAGGTCCACCGCATCTGGAAGGACCTCGACATCGCCGAGGGCTCAGACCACGAGCCGGGTGTGTTCATGGTCTCGAGAGGCTGAAAACTCTCTAAACTTTTTCGGTAGTATGGTGTACTCTCGGGTGCAACCTGAGTAATATTCAACACGTGTGGAAGACGAGAGACGAATGACGAATGTCAAGGCGGAGCTTGACCCCGCGACCCAGACGGTGTGGCTCGAGACGAGCTGGACCCACAAGGAACTCACCAAGTCGATCCCCGGCACCAAGTGGGACGCGAAGACCGAGAAGTGGCGGATGCCGCTCTCGTGGAGCGGCTGCCTCGCACTGCGAAGCACCTTCCGCGACGCCCTCGAGATCGGGCCGAACCTGACCGACTGGGCAGTCAACGAGCGAGCCACCCGGATCGATCCGTGCCTCGCGCTTCGCGACCAGCTTGACTACGGCGGCGACAAGACCCTCTTCGGGTGGCAGCGCTCCGGCGTCGAGTTCATCGCCCGCGGCCGGCAGGTCCTCATTGGCGACGAGATGGGCTCGGGGAAGACCATCACCGCCATCCGCGGACTCGCCAAGCTGCACACGGAGGGGGAGAACGTCTTCCCGATCCTCGTCGTCTGCCCGAACTCGGTGAAGCGCTCCTGGGAGCGCGAGTTCGAGAAGTGGTGGCCCGGAATCGAGTGCTCGATCATCGGCGGCTCCGCGGCCAAGCGGCGCGCCGCGCTGGAAAAGCCCGCGCACGTCTACATCATTAACTGGGAGTCGCTGCGCAGCCACTCGCGCCTCGCGCCGTACGGCTCGGTCGCACTGAAGAAGTGCACGATCCACGGCGGCGAGGACCCGAAGGTCACCGAGAACGCGTGCCACGTTCACGAGAAGGAGCTCAACAAGGTCAACTGGGGCTCCGTCATCGCTGACGAGTGCCACCGAGCCAAGGACCCGCACTCGCAGCAGACCCGCGCGCTGTGGGCCGCGTCGTCGACCAGCGAGTTCCGGATCGCGATGAGCGGCACCCCGATCGCGAACGACGTCACTGACCTGTGGAGCATCCTGCACTTCCTGGACCCGAACGAGTGGCCGAGCAAGACCCGGTGGATGAACCGGTTCGTCGACACGATGTTGAACGCATGGAACGCCACGATCGTGCTCGGGCTCAAGGGAGCCATGCAGGACGAGTTCTACAACGCCCTGAACCCGCGCTTCCGCCGGATGCCTGAGGAGCTCATCCTCAGCCACCTCCCGCCGTTCGTCTGGGAGACCCGCGACTGCGAGATGAGCGCGAAGCAGGCGAAGGCGTACAAGCAGCTCAAGGCCCTCAGGCTGCTCCAGTTCGCGAGCTCGTACGCCGACATGGAGCTGATCGAGACCACCGACGAGTTCGGCCGTCCGACCGTCAAGCAGAAGGTCACTCTCGCGGACCCGAGCTGCAAGGTCGACGCGTTCATGAACGACATCCCTGACTTCGGCGACCAGCAGGTGGCGGTCATGGCCGTCTCGCGGCAGCTGATCGAGCTACTCAGCGCGCGGTTGACCAAGCACAAGATCCCGCACGGCCTGATCACCGGCGCCATCTCGACCGACGACCGGCAGCAGTACATCGACGACTTCCAGGACGGGAAGCTGCAGTTCATGCTCTTCACGAGCGGGGCAGGCGGCACCGGCGTCACGCTCACCGCGGCGCGCTACCTCTGCCGGCTCCAGCGTCCGTCATCGCTCGTCGAGGACAAGCAGGCGATCAAGCGCGTGCGCCGGATCGGCAGCGAGAAGCACGAAAACATCATCGTCATCGACTACACCACCGAGGGCACCATCGAGGGCAAGGTCGTAGAGGCGCTAGACCGCAAGGGTGTCAACTTCGAGGAGGTCGTGCGTGACAACGACGCGCTCCTCCGTCTGCTGAAGGAGGAAGACTGATGAGCAACCTGGTAGAGCACGCGAAGCGCGAGCTGGACAAGATCGGCATGACCGAGAACTCGGATGACATCGACAAGCTCGGACGGGACGGTGTCCTCGAGCTCGTCCAGGTGTTCGCGGACCAGGGCCACTCGGGCGGTTCGGCTCCTTGGATGATCGGGGTCGTCGAGAAGCTGCTTCGCTTCGAACCCCTGTCCGAGCTGACCGACGACCCCGAGGACTGGATCCGCATCCACGACGGCATCTCGGGCGAGCCTGACGGTCTCTGGCAGAACCGCCGAGACGGCCGGGCGTTCTCCAAGGACGGCGGTCGCACGTACACCCTCGTCGACGACCAGAAGACCATCCGCCACAGCAAGGCGGACGGACGGTGACCGACCCGATCGGCGTATCCAACTCAGAGCTTAGTACGTTCGGCGACTGCCGACGCAAGTGGTACCTCCACTACTACAAGCAGTGGCACCGCCGCGAGAAGTCGTTCAGCGGCCCGCTTGCACTCGGCTCACGGGTGCACAAGGCCCTCGAGCTCTACTACAACGACGTCATGGACCCGACGATCGAGGACGCTGACCTCGTCGGCCACTGGCACGAGCTCGTCCGTGCTGACCGCGAGCTGATGGACCTCGACTACCGTGACCCGACCGACTTCGAGAACGAGGCCGAGCTCGGGCGAATCATGCTCGAGGGCTACCTCCAGTGGAACGAGGACGAGGGTATCGACGCGGACCTCGAGATCGTGTCCTCCGAGGAGCGCCTGTCGGTTCCGATGCTCGACGGCCGGGTACACCTGATGGGCAAGATCGACCAGCGAGTTCGCCGGAAGATCGACGGTGTCCGCCTCCTGCGGGACTTCAAGACCAGCGGGAACCCGGCGGATAACGCCAAGACGTCGCACATGGACGAGCAGTTCCTCACATACATGGTGCTGGAGGCGACCCAGAAGAACGAAACCGAGCGCGTCGAGGGCGCCTTGATCACCGTCCTGAAGAAGGTCAAGCGGACCGCCGCGGCACGCCCGCCCTTCTACGACCAGATCGAGGTCCGCCACAACGTCTTCACGCTCCGCAACTTCTGGACCCGGCTGCAGGGAAAGCTCATGACCCTGATGTCCGTGAGAGACGCGCTCGATCAGGGAGCTGATCATCACCTCGTCGCGTACCCGCGACCGACCCGTGACTGCAGTTGGAAGTGCGACTTCTACGCGATCTGCCCGATGTTCGACGACGGCTCGGCCGTCGACCAGGCGCTTGAAGCCGGCTACGAGCAGGCAAGCCCGTACTCGTACTACGGCAGCGACGACCCGTCCAAGACCAAGCTCGACAACTGAAAGGAGTGACACAGTGACAGAGGAAGCCACCGCCGTGGTCCCCGCGGCCTACCCGGTGCCCGCGAGTGCGGGCATTCAGCGGAGCCTCTCGCTACTCGTCTACGGCGAGAGCAAGGCGGGCAAGTCGACCATCGCGGCCACGGCCCCGTACCCGAGACTGATGCTTGACGTCGAGGGAGGTGCGCGGTTCCTGCCGATCCGGGCGATTATGTGGGACCCGCTGCGTGACGAGCCGCCTGTTGCGGACGGGACCTGGGACACGTGCGTCGTCTCGGTACAGAACTACGACACCGTCCTGCGGGCCTACCAGTGGCTCCAGCTCGGCCGTCACCAGTTCCGCAGCTTGATCATCGACTCGGTGTCGGAGCTGCAGGTCAAGTGCATCGACAACATCGCGGGGACAGAGCAGATGAAGATGCAGCACTGGGGCGAGCTTCTTCGTCACTTCTCCAGCCTGCTGCGCAACATCCGCGACCTGACGATGCACCCGACCAACCCGCTTGAGGCGGTCGTGCTCACAGCGATGGCACGGACCGGGCAGGACGGCATCATGCGTCCCTACCTGCAC